TACGTTAAGTATGTGACTTTTGTTAGAACCCATGAAAAGTATTTAACCCGGTGATGATGGAAAAAAATAGAGTATTTCTTTTAGAAGAAATTAACTGGATAATGTCCCCACCCACTACTGAACTATTATAAACGCATCTAAAACGAGGCTGAAAAGTATTAAAAAATATCTAAAAACGATCTTTTAAGAACCTTTTTTATTCAAAGTTAAGAAGAATTTCTAAGGTTTGTTTCTTTTTCGAAACGAGATTTCATGGATTTAAGAGCTTCAATGATGGATTGATATTGATGAAAGGAGAGTTTTTCGGAAGGGATTTTGAAGGTTTTCTGAGCCATTGATTCTAAAGTAATCTTATATGGTGCAATTTTATTCACTTGAGAAATAAGAAATTCGATCATTCCTTTTTGATCCGCAGACGGAATTGAGAATAATTGAGACTTCGGAATAGATCTCTTTTTATCTCTTTCCTCTGATCTTTTAAATGCTTCCGGATGTCCTTGTTTGAGAGAATTAAGAATCCTTTGGATTTGACTTTCGGAAAGAAAACTCAATCTTTCCCCCATTCCTATCGACGAACTAATTTCTTGAAGAGCTTCTTTTGAATAGCCTATCTTTCGGCTTATAGCAAAAAGCTGCTTCAATCGCTGCTTTCTTTTTTCTTCTTCAATTGTATCCTTCATAGTTCCTTTCGCCTAACGATTAAAACATTCATATCGACAAGATGTAGATCAGGTGAAAAAATTCTCATGAATTCATGAATTTGAAACATTGAATACCCGTCCGCATCGACTTGTTTTTGAAAATGCCAAATAGATACCCGACATACTGAAGAAGGCATTAGAGAATTATAGTCTTCTGTAAGTCGTTTGAAACCTGCTTCATTTAGTTTTACTTTTACGAAGTCGTTAAGGTTAATTGAAATTTGCTCTTGTTCGTTCATGATTTTACTATCCCCTGAGGTCGGTTTATTTCTCTCTCATTCCATCTGTTTTTTATCGCTATGAAATACTTTTCCGTTTTCTTTATATTAGCGGCTTTGTTTAAACAGTCCTCCGAGCAAACCTTAAAAGGTTGTTCGTCTCTGAAATCTTGAGCGACGTATTTCCAGGACCAATTTTCATTCCATGGTTCACGTTTATTACAGATGTCGCAAATATGAATTTTCATTTTTATTTTTCACGTTGGATTCCTCTTATCTAAACCCGCGTTCCGGAGCGCGACGTAAAGAATATCCCACACTCCACGCGCCTTCCGATGGATTCTTTCAGCTCTGCTTCTTTTCCAAATTTTCTTAGGATCGAAGTGCTCACTTTGCATAAACCGAGCGTCGTAAGAACCTAACGCGCCATTCGTTACCTCGGTTGTAGTCCGATCGTTTGAGATATAAGCACGAGAATGTTCTCGAACCTTCGTAGGATCTCCGTCTTTCCATATTTCAATTTTCACAACAATCATAGATTTTCCTTCCCGACAGCATCCACGAGACGCGCTAAAAGTTTATCTCTGTGATCATCCTCCTGGGGAGTTCGATCGATTTCTTCGATAAGGTCTTCGATGAGATCGTTTTTTCCTTCATCGTATTCTCGGAAATCCTCGTGATTCGGATTGATGCGGTAGCTAAGAATTACTTCCTTAAGTTTGTTCTTGTATTCATCTAAGGTCAGCTTTGGATTGCTGAGCCTTCTTTCACCTGGCTGCGGCATGGCTTTCTCCTACTTGTCTTTGGTGCTTTTGATTTCGGTTTCAAAGATTCATCTTTGTTTTTTGGAACAGGTTGTTTCCAGTTTTGCTTAACGTAATCGATTCTCATATAAACCTCTTCAATAAGGCAACTCGTCTTCCCAAGTTTGATAGTCGATCATCCAAACCCACGGATTTTTTTTCCAACTGCCACTACCATTTCTACCTTCCCAAAGAACTTCAAATAAATAGCGAGCAGACAACGTTTCATCTGCATCCGGAATTTCCCTTAAGAACTGGACCCCTTCCGCTTCGGCATTCTGCTCCGAAATTTCGTTTAACCTTTCGATTCGAATATCTTTGATTTCAAGTGTTGTGCGGGACAGTTCTCTTGGCATGAACAGGGATGGTCGCCAACGGCATGGAGATTCTCCTGGAGCCCATTTGAAAGTATTTTCGCCCAAAAATAAGTATTCTGCTTTCTCGGCGTCTATGATAGATTGTTCAACAAGTTTTTTGAATCTTGATTTATCTAAAATTTTGATCCATTCACGTCGCGCAAAATTGTCTGCTCTGTAATCTACAGCGATTGATTGCTTAAAAATATCCCATGCACCGACTCGCCAACTTTCGCGCACCCAAAGCAGATCTCTTTTTGACCCATAAGGACAGCGAACAAATTTACGCTCTCCGGTATTCTTACTTCGAAAAAATGCAGAAGGAAAATTTCCTAAATGGGTATGTTCATGTAACATCTCTATAAATTCCCATTCATCCAGATTTTCGTTTATAGATTTAAGATTTGAAGTTCGGCGTGTCTGGGTTTTTCTTCCATAAAGTGTTTCATAAACCAGTTTGCCAGACATAAGGATCGGTCTCTCTACAAATTCAGTAATCATAGTCAAGCTCCTCCTGGCTTTTCTTTCGATTCGGATCGGTTCCTTGAATAGAACTTGAAAATAAGATACCAGAGGAAAAGAGCAAAAATTCCAACCAAGAACAAAACTGCGAGCGTTCCAATAACCGTATACATAAGAACCAATTCAAAAATTTCTAATTGACTCATGCTGATATGAACTCCGGCTTACTCAGATAAATAATGTTCTGTAAAGCATTCATTAGGCGAATTGCGGCTATACGTTTCTCTGGATTTCGTAATGAAGAAACGATAACATCCTGTTCGATAGAAGTTTTTCCTGTAGAAAAATGGAGGTGAAATTTACCAATGGATTCTAAGAATTCAAGCGGGTTTAAATTTGGGTTTGTAGAGCATATCGTGACACGGCCGAGTCCCGGACTTAGCTCATGTGCAACAATTTTAAACTTTTGGAATGTTGAAAGGAAACTTTTTACATGAGTTGTTACAGCTTCGGATTCAAAGCTGTGAGCATAAATAGAAACGTTTCGGTGTGAAAATTCTATTGTTGTGATTTTCATTTCATCCCCCTTCTTTTGTTTATGGATCTACGAATTCTGATTTTCGATGTTTGCTTTGCCTGACTCATTTTCTTCGATCCTCCTCTTTAACTCTATGTAATACTTTTTCATGCGTTCTGTTTTCAAATGTTCCGGCAGATTTTTCCAACGTCTCGGTGTCCATCCGCGACGAAGGAAATTTTCACAGTGTTCAATCCAAACATCTTCCTGATTCCTTTGAGTTTCTTCGCTCATAACTAAAGTCCTGACTCAGTCGGATATTTTTCCAAGATCCATTCCACGAGATAAAATATCTGATCCACATTATCGCTTTGGTTTGAATCTGTAGCGGCGAGGTCTTGGATGTTTTCCAAAACCTCGCGGATTTCGAGCGGGAGTTTGCTCATGCCGCTTCAACCTCCACCTCTGCATCAAGTTCGGTCGGTTTGATATAGAACCGCTCGCGCTTCGCTTCCACTTCTATCCCGAATTCTTTCTTGGCACGAACCGGATCCGACAGAATTCCATCCTTATCCAATTCGATTTTTACTCTTAGGAAAACCTTCCCGCATCTCTCTATAAACTTTTTGTAAAGTTCGTAGAAAGTTGCATTGGTCAGGATTTTTTCCAAAAGCGTAGGTGTGAGCCGAGTCTTTACAGACGCAGGAATATCCCGATACGAAACGGAACCAGTCGTCAACTTTTGTGTTTTGCTTCCAGATTCGAAAAGAGATCCTCTATTCTCGTCACAGAAATATTTGATACGAACTCCAAGCAGATACATATCGTCATCGAGAGCTTTTGTTTCTTCACGAAGTTTTGTTTGAAGTTCAGAAATCAGATCGTTATATTTGGAAACGATTCGATTCTTCTCGCGTTGTTTTACACCGTAAGACGAAACCGCATCCGCCAATTCCCCCTTGTTAGAAAGGGGGATGATAACGATCTGTTCTTTCTTTTTGCTCGCCATCGCTTTACTCCTCTATGCCGGTCTTGGATCTTCCAAGACCATTCCGGAAGAATTGGAATCGTTAATTTGCTTCGGTGCTTCTACAGCCACCGGCTTCTTAACTATCTTCTTTTTCTTAGGAGCGACTTTCTTCTTCGCTACCTTTTTCTTCTTTGCAATCGCCATACGTTTTTCCTCCTTACGCTGGAATCGACTCTACGACGTATTCACCGATCGCGGACTGATATTCCTTGAGTTCGGATTTCAGAGATTTGACTTTGGATTTCTGTTCGTCTTCGATCGCTTTGATTTGATCTTTTACAGCTTTGATTTTTTTGTCGGATTCCTCAATCTTCTCCTTCTTCTCCTCTTCTAAAAGAGTGACGTCGTCATTTAGAGAGCCCAGATTCGTCGAGAATCCGGAAAGTTCTTTCTTGATTTGGGCCACTCTGTTTAAAGCCTGCTCGTGTTCTTCCTGGTTTGCGATTTTCATTTTTCCTCCAATATTAAAATATTGCGTTATTCGTTAGCGGTTCGAATCAGATTTTCCGCTGAGTGTATTTCGCTCGCTGACGTTGAGTGATCTCTGATCAAATCGAGAGCAGCATCCATTGTTAGTTTATGCCCGTCTAAACTTAATCGTGATTTTTGAATCTCGTGTTGATCTCCGCTTAAGTAAGTTGAGATCGCTGCCTTACTTAATTCCTTGCCGGTATTATCTCTAATCCGCTTCGCGACTTCTCTCTGGGTGATTTTCATTTTTTTCAAAATATCGGAAATGGTTTGAGGAAATACGGTTTTAGCAAGTTCGTAGGTCATAACGTGATTCCATCCGACGACTGATCGTTCGATCTTGCGGACTTGATGCTTCACGCCAAGTGGGGACGGGAATACGTTTTGTAGAAAAATTTGTCGAGCCTTCTGGCCGTTCTGCCCGGATTCGAATTTAATACTGAATGCTCTTTCCGCGAAAGAAAGAATCTCATTATCTTTGAGTTGTTCAAGGATCGTCTTATGGATTCTCCAGCCAATCTCTTGTGTCCTGGTTAAAGATCTTAACCACGGGCCTTCGTTCTTTCCGAACATCACAATTGAGAAAAGGTTTTCTCTGTCCGGAATAGAAATCTCATGAATCTTTTTAAGATCGCGCAAAAGTTTTCCTGAAAGTGCCTGCGCCTCATCAAACAATAGAACAATCTTACGTTTCTTTTTATAGGCTTCCTCAAGTATGCTTCTTAGAATCAATTGTTTTGCATGTGCATTTCCTGGAATTTCTCTGTCCGAAGCAAGTTCGGAAATCATAGTCTTCATGATTTGGTTGATGTTCATCTCGAACGACTCATAGCATCGTCCCATTTCGATGACTTGAAAACGATTCGGATAACTTTTCCAAAAATGCAACATGTGTTCGTATAGAAATGTTTTGCCTGCCCCTACGTGCCCGACAACACACTCCCAGCCCGAACTGTCGACGGCTTGCTTGATCGCTCTAATTACTCTATTTGTGTTTTCCGTGTCGACAAAACTCATTCCGCGTTCTCCTTAGAATCGTTAGATTCAAAATCAATGTTATTTAGAATATTCAAAAGTTCGTATATTTCTTGGTTTGTAATTGAGCCTTTGAGGGTAAGACTTGAATCAAGCCGCGATTGAACGGCTTCAAAAAGTTCCACTGGCATTTCGGAACGGTAGATTAAAAGTCGTCTTTCAATGTAGCTCCACGCAGATTCTACATCGGTGAACTCGCTCGGTGCCATCGTTGCGGGTGTTTCAACAGGGACAGCGTTCGCCGGAAAATATCTAAGATTTTCCAACTCGGATTTAGGAAAGAGGTCGTCGATCGTAAAGATTTTCCGCTGTTTCTTGGCACCCTCACGAATTTCGTCTCGCAGCCTCATCCGATCGGTTTTCAGCCATGTGTCTGATGATTGCGTTTGGAATCCTGTATGTTGCGATATACTTCTCGCTCCGTCAGGATTACAGATATAAAGATTTCCTAATTTGTCCTCTGCTACCAGATTTCCGTCGCGGTCTCTGAAGAGAATAACGTCTTGCCCTACCAAATCTAAAGCGACTCCGTAGGAATGGTTCCGGTATTCGATACAGCCGTAGTTGTTTACGACTCGTTTGTCGAATGTTACGGTTGCATCGTAAAAGTTTTGTTCTGTGATCCGTCTGACTGGTTTGTCTTTTGTTCCCGCAAGCCAGAGATCAAATCTTCCACTGATTTGATTTTCGTGAATGGTATATAACGTTAGGAAATCATTCAGTTCGCCCAGGTCGGCAAACTTCTTGCCATCAATCGCAGGTTCTATAATGTTTTTATAGATTCCGATTCTACGCTCGACTGGTCCCTTCGCTTTGGGTCGGCCTGGTGTGTGTGTTCTAACGATGATTCCACCGAGTCGCGTAAGTGCATTTTTAGCACCTTTGAGTCCAGATCCCTTATCGTTATACAGATATTCCGGAGTTCCTTCAAAGGGGTTCCGGCGGTCGGCTTTAGGAAGCCAGCTGCGCTTGAAAAAATCAAAGTAGTCCGCCGTATTTTCGCCCCGATGCTTTGCCCCCGGCGTAATGGGCTTCCCGCCGTAGGCCCACAGGAAAAATACTTTCGAAAAAACATCTATGAGTGAATAGATCCAAACCTTGATTAAGCCGTCCTTCAGCATGGCGGTTTCTTCGTCTTTGTCGTCCAGAAACCAACGGCGTTCAATTTTACCCCGTGGGTTTAGAAAATATCTGGCTGCAACAGACGCATCGACCATGTGCGTGCTGTTTGAGTATGGTTCTCTCCAGGTCCGAGAGGCTTCTTCGGTCCTCATTTCGCGTCTACCTAAACCAAGACGATTCAACCACCGATTGGCCGTGGAAACGGTCCAAGGCAATTGTATCTGTCCGCTGTTCCGTGCTCTTCGTAATGCAATCTCCATCGAGACCGGTTTGGGATCCTTGCCGGACAGATTCGAGTAAACGATTTCCGCAATGATCTTCGCCTCCGTTTCCCTAAGATCCATCCGCTCCGAGTTCAGATTTGATTTTCGCTTTCCTTTTTTCTCACCGGTAACAACGGCTAATTCCGATCCAATATTATACTTTTCGAATCTTCTTCTGATTGCGTCTTCCGATAAGCCAAAGGCGGACGCGGCTTTGCGCATCATTTCGCCCTTGGAAAATTTCGACGGTGCCTCTTTCCAGGCTGAGTAAAATTCGTAAAACAAATCTGGATCTAATTGTTTCACTCTTGCGTCTCTCCCTGAAAGATATGGTTTGACCATGCCATTTTGAGAGTCTTGAGCGAGATCTCCATCGTCGCAATGGTTCGGGAAAGATAGATTCCTAACGCACCGTTTCGAGATTCTTCCGGGATCAATTCAATCTTTTGCAAAGCTTCTAAGATCGACGCGTTACACTCGTCGATCATCTTTTCCGCTTCCCTCTGGTTTTTGATTTTGAGTAATTTATCCGGATCGATGTCTTTGGATTTTCGCAGAACGTCGAGTTGTTCGTCTTTCTTTTGGATCGACTTCTCTAAGTTTGCTTGTTTTTTTCGAAGCAGATCCGCCTCGGCTTTTACGGTTTGATTTTCTGTTTCCAAAGATTTGATTTTTTTCTTTGAAGAATTTTCCAAAGAGGCAATTCTTTCCGCGAGAAACTCTTCCGCAGAAACAACTGTGCCGTCAGACAGAGTTAAAATTTCTCCTTCTAATTGTTTGAGACGGACTTCCTTTGCAGCCTGAAGGAAACGTTTCGGTGATGCTTCCATGAGTTGCTTCACTCGATCACCCAACCCAAACGATTCGATAGCGTTTACATATTCGGTAGCAACGCGTCCGCTCATGTCGAGTTCTTGCTCTACACAATCATGGAATCCTGCATACCCAAGCTCTCTGAACAATTCGAGGTTTCGAATAGCAGTCAATGCGAGAGCGGTTTGAAAAACATTCACCCTTGCCTGAGTGATATATAATTGGGCTAAAGCCTTTCTCTCTTCCGACGAAAACTCTCTTGCTTCGCTTATGTTCGAAATTGCCAGAGCCGTTTCCGGTCGTGACACGTTGCCCTCTGAGTCCTCTATTTCGTCCTTATATTCGTCTAACGCTGATTTGGTTGTCATCCTTCTATCCTCTGAATCCCATATTTTTTAGAATCGCTTTTGTTTCTTCACTTTGAGATATTTTTATCCCATTCTCTGCTTGTTGTTTTTGAAAGGCGTTCCGAGTTTCTCTTGCCTTTTGGAAGATCGCTCGGATCTCTTCGATCGGAAGATTGAACTCCATTTCGAGGATTTGAATCAAATGCGGCGTCTTGCGGTCTCCGTAGGCGGTTCTTGATAGATCTCCTTGGTTAACCGAATAAGCCTTGGCAATCGCTCGCAGGGATGTTTTTCCTTCGATAGGCTTAATGCGATTTCTTATTTGAAGAGGCAATCGTTTGCCTCTCGCCCTTCTGCCATCATTAGAATTTTCTAATGATGGCATGTTCTCATTTTCCATAGACTTTCCTCAGGGCCTTCAGGTAGAATTGAGCCTGACCCAGTTTGGTTTGAACTTTTGGCGTAAGCTGCCAGCGAAAACTTTCCGAGAAAAATAGGCCGTTTTCCTGGTCTGGTAAGATTAGATTTGCCTGTATTAATTTGCGTTTGGCTCTTTCCAGGGATTGGATTCCTGTCAGGAGCCGAAACTCCCCAGAGAAAAAGCTCTTTCCTGGAAGAAGATGAATCAGTATAAATAGAGCACCGGTGCCAGTTGTTTTCTTGATTTCGTTTTTACCCTCAATCGTATCTACATTCAGAATATAAAGTCCGTCATGCTCCTCTACAAATCTCCACTGGCTCAGGATTTGAATTGCTCGATAGATCGTTTTTTCTGGACGCGTTAGTCGTCTTGCGACATGAACCGGTCGAAACGGAACGCTTGGATTTTCGAGAAAGAACCTTGCGACTGTTAAGAGAGTCATATTCTTACCGAATCGATTAAAAGTCTGAGTTTTAGGAATCTTTGCTTCAAGCATCCTTCACATTGATTAAATTGGTATCTCGGGACCGGGCCGTTTCCACATTGTTTGCACTTTCCAATTTTGCTTTCGAAAGAAAAATTCTCGGCGGGATTCACTCCGCCGAGGAGAAGAGAATCACTCAGATTGCAGCTATTTGAATTAAGACTATTCATGCAAATTTTTCCACAGTGTGGCTCTTTGGGTTTTTCGTATTATAACCGTCATCTTTGTTTCGAGAGGTTTGAGAGGAAATTTCAGTCGGCAAAATATGTAATCGAATATACTGAGATAGCTCTTCTGCGTTGAGTTTTTTTGTAAGGGCGTCTGGAATCTTGCTCCAACAACGATCAAAAACAGTGTAAACGTTAAATCCCTTTTCTTTCAAAAATTTAACTTGATCACAAATAAAACGACTACGGACACGATCGTATTTTCTATGGTTAGCCATTCTTCTGATCCTGAATTTTTTTCTTCTCTATCCATTTGCTGAATTGTTTCTTTAATCCGGCATCATCGATGAAATATTCGTAGACCGCACAACGAGAGAGTAGAATTTCCATCGGACTTTCGTCTGACACGCTCCTGATTTTGAGCACCGAATCGGCCACTCGTTTACGATGGATTTTGATTCCGAGCGTAGGATTCATGCCGCGCTACCTGTGTCTTTGGTGAGAACTAATTCTATATCTTTAAAGCCCTCTTCGTTGAGCGCTGCAATCACTCTGCGATTGTTGTTTCGCCCTGAGAAAAATTCGTAGGTCAATCGTTCATTCAGATTATTACATTTTGCGAATGTGCTCATATACTTGTAGCGATATACAATTTCCCTTTGGATTTCTGCTCTTTGTTTGATCGCGTTCATTCCAAACCTCTTGGAAAACGATTGAAGTTTCTTTCAACATAAAAGCCGTCGCGTTGATAGATGTTAATATATAACGTAAGGTTTATGAGAGTGATGGCTATGTGTAGAAATTGGCGTGAGGAATCTTCTCGACGCAAAGCTTTGCGTATTTTTAGATTTAGTATTTGGAATCCATTGGCCTGGATACTTTCTATATAATGCTGAGGAGTTGGGATACAAAACGCGAATGAAAACCAGTGGAGCGAAATTACGAAAAGGGAAAATATCCAATTCGAAAACTTTAGGAATCTGTGTATCCAATTCAGTTCAATCTTCTCTGCACTCATTACTTTGATTTCTCCTTGATTCTATACCTGGTTTCACCGATGCTTTCTATGCACGGCGTAGCCTGTGGAATTTGATATTGAAAACCATTGTCTGAAAGAGACAATATTGCAAGCAAAAAATGTCCGATACAGACAAAAAAAATAAAATAATTTCAAAACGATTTTCCGAATTTTTTAAAGTGGTAGGATTGACTCAGGAGGAATTCGCAAAACGAATTCGGATAGGTGGTCGCTCAAATATAAGTGCTTGGTTGAATGGAGTTCACGGAATTTCTGGGACGGCCATCGCAGCAATGGAGCATGAATTCAATCTAAATTCAATTTGGCTTCTTACCGGCGAGGGGGAAATGTTCCTGCCGAAAACAGAGTCACAAGATTGGGCAGATTTGGAAGCCGATTGGGAAAGAGGAAATCAGATGCACGAAAATCCAAAACTTAAAAAGTTAACGGAGATGCTTTTTGAGATCGAGGAGGCCGACTATTCAGTCGTTGAAGAACTACTAAAGCGATTCCAAAAACGTAAGTTATAAGAAAAAAAATCTATTTCACAGTTATGTATCATCATTTCTAAAGATAACCCTTCGGCCCTTGCTTTTAATAAATGAAATCGAATTGTTTTTCTAAAAATAGTTTGAAATTCATCCTGCCATTCCTGATTTGAATCCATCTTTTTAGCCCCAGTTCCCGAAATTTTTATTATATATAAATCTTTAGTATATTTTCTACTCTGGACAAATAAGGATGTATCGGCGAAAATAATCCTTGATTGGCACACAAAAAAACCGATAATAAAACACAATTCGCACATGCGAATCCTCCTGTGTTATTACTGAAAGTCAATGATAAATTCTCAACAAAAATATGACAAAAACAAAGAACGAATCAATCGGCTCCGAATCATTTTAGCCGAAACTGGCTTCCGTCAGAACCAGCTGGCGGAAGCAGGGAACGTCAAACCTACGACTTTAAACGGCTATTTATCCGGTGCGAGGCCCGTAGGATTCGATTTTGCTTATGCGATCATGAAGTCGCTTGGATATAATCCATTTTGGACACTTTTTGGCGATGGTGACAAAAAAGTTCCCATGGAAATATACGCAGAACTTACACCTGAAAATCATGAACGATTTGAGGAGATTGAAAGAGATCGCGTCTTTATGAGACAGATTGACGAATCTGGGATGAGAAAGGATATAGAAAGAATTTTAGAACTCAGTCGATCTGATAAAAAACTTTTTAGGATTTTTTTCGACCGACTTTTTCCTGAAAAACATGACTAATTTTTACGTGATATTTCTCGATAAGCTCTTTAAGCGAAGCCGTTTCTTTTTTTAGATCTCTTGCAAAATTATAGAGTAGAGTTTTTAATTTGTCGTCTGTAGTTTTCATAATCGTCTCACACAAAATAGGAGACGATTCATTTCCATAATCTTCCTACTGAACCTTATCAATGAATATAACAGGGTAACGTTTTTCCGCGTGAGCTACTCCAATGGCTCGTCCTTGAACATGAATATCTCTCTTTCGCGCGACAAGTTTATCAAAATCTTTATCCATCTCTGATGGAATAAACAGCAAAAATGTGGCAATTACATTTTTGTCATTGTATTCTGCTTCGGCGATTGTGTAGCCATTCCAATCGTCACCGACCCGTATCCCATCCCACTTACTTAGTTTAGTCTGTAAGTCATTTGCATTTCGCATGATGCGGAATTTGAGTTTTCCGCTTACGGTTCCTCCTTCCCATTTGTCTACTCTCTCTACGGAACGACATACAAAGTCGAGTTCAATCGTAAAGTATTTTCGATCGTTCTTCCATTCACCGGATTCGGTAGTTCCGTCTTCGCATTTGATTTTTCCCTGGCCGTGTTTCTTGCCGTTTACAAAAGAGCCTTCGTAAACACACTGAACACTTCCATCTAAATACGTTAATTTCCCTTTACCGTGCATATTCATATCGGAATTATAATATCCTACGTAATGCATTTCATCTTCATAATACCAATCAGAAACCGGTTTAGACGTATCGATCTTTCCATTGATAAAATATATCGTTGAGTATTTTTCGAGGTCATCTAGTTTGTAAGCCTTCATTAGACCATGAAATTTTCCGTTCTTAAAATTACCCTCAGTGACTATGCCTTCTTCATTCTGTAATTTGCCTTTTCCGTTTTGGCAATCTCCTTCGATGCAAGTTCGTTTGGTTTCTTCCCCAAAAATCGGATTTAAGAAAATGATAAATAAGATAATCGTGATATTGATTGATTTCATTTTTTTCTGCTCCCTATGAAAACAATCAATATACAACTTAACTTGACAATTCGAAAACTTAGTTTTCGTCTGCCGTATGGCCAAAAAAAGTAAGACCTCTCAGAAATCTAATAAACAAAATATTAAACAAACTGTAACAGGATATACGACCGAAGGTTCTCTATTCAAAAATATTCCGATCCAAGAGTTAAAGCAAAAACGTTCTACTACTATCCAAACGAATCCAGCAATACCCAAAGATCCCGAAGACACGATGACACCGCAACAAGTTGCAGCTCTTCTCAAGCGAAGCGTTCGACGAATCAGCTATTATCGTCGGGAAGGTCTTCTCGGAAAGTTCTGGAAGTTTTACGATGGAACGGTTCTTTATTCTCGCATTGGAGTGGAAGAATTCTTTCAAAGTCGATTTTGTGAACAAGAAGAATCGTAAACGAGCGGAAATTGCGGCACTTAGGGGTCTTCGCTGACGTTGTGCATTCGGTATTCCCCATGTTAGCATTGGTGACATGGATGAATTAAAAGCACTTCTACAAATCGATCATATCTCTCTACTTCTTGTTTCCATAATATTATTTTTTATGGTCCTTCTGGTTTATCGAAAACCGCTTGGATCCATTTTCGGACTTCTTACCAAACTCATCACAAAACGTCTCGATTCGAAAGAAACGATTTCTGTCGTTCAAATTCAAACCAATTCACTTCCAGGCGCGAGATATATCCAAGAACACGTAACGTCTATTCAGTTCATCAATTCTCTGCGTGTTCGTGACTCCGAAAAATTTTACGATTTTCTCTTCAGTCTTGTTAGCGAAGTGCGAGCACGGTTGGGAAATCCGTATCCGAACGTAAGGTTAACATTCTCTCTATTGAATGTAGATTATATATCCTCGGCGGCGGTCAGTGCACTCTCAAAAATCCTAATCGATGTAACTCAGAAGAATGGGATTTTCTTAAACATTCACTTTCCGAAAGATCGATTCAAAAATCACGCCACCAATTTTCGGATACTCGCAGGGGATGCGGAACACATTTCAATTTCTACCAAAGATCACGGAGGTGCAGAATGAAAAAGATTTCAGTCATACTTTTGCTTTTAGGTGCGTGCGCGGTTTTTCAAACACTTCCGCCAACGCTGAAAGAGGACAGTAAACAAATTCAAGAAACGAAAATCGCATTGGCCGAAAATCGTCCCGGAGCCATAGAACGAGCGATTGGCGAACTGGATCGATGCGACACTCGAAACATCGAGAACGCTCAAGAAATCACAAGACTCAATGACGAGTTGAAACTTTGCAACGTAGCAAGTGAGAAGAAAGACATTCAGTTGACCAAGGTATCGAAAGAAGCCGGTAAAGGGGAAGGAATTCGTTGGACGTATTACGCAATCCTTGGATTCGGAATTTTTCTGTTGATCGCTTTTGTCTTGGTTGTGGCCGCAATCCTCGCTTTAAGACGGAACGGTCTTCCAATTTTAAGCAGTCTGTTAGGAGGAAGAAACTCATGAGTCAAATATTAGATTTTTTGAAATCAACTTCTTTTGAAGTTCAAAAATATTTTATGAACTTCGAGGAAATTCAAAAGAAACAAAATTATTGGAATGATTCTGTTCGTTCTAAAATAAAAACGGAACGAATAGGACAGGAAGCAGTAAGAGCGCATTTACCTGTATTCTCGGAGGTAGTTGATCCTGTCTTTATCTGTCCCGTAAATGAACCACACATAACGTCTCCGTTCGGGTGGAGAACGTTGAACATCAACGGAAAACCCTCGAAACAGTTTCATTTGGGAATCGACTTAGGGGGCGAAAGAGAAATCAAAGCCCCCGAAGACTGTATTATCAAAACGGTTCTCACGAAGGATAAAGAGTTTCCGGTCCGGTTCCGTCATAAAGAGGGAACCTGGGTGGATTTGATTTCTACAGGGAAAATTCCAGCAGGTAGGGCCTGGACTCCGTATGTGATCGCGGTCGGAGTTCATACGAAAAATCAATACAAGTTTAAGCACGTAGATTCCTACGTATCGATCGGGCAGAATGTCAAAGCCGGAACTGTGATCGGAAGATCCGGAAACCTTGGTTACTCGATGGGTCCTCATTTGCACTTCGAAGTCTGGCCTTGGAATGAAAAGCAACAGTCTTGGCCTACACCTATGGACCCAGCCAAGTTTTTAAAATCAAAAAATCTAATATAAGGAGAGTATAAAATTCATGGAAATTCTAACACAGGCAATCCTTGGATTATTCATTCCGCTATACGTCGCCCTCGTTTTGTTTATCAGCCAGTGGGTTTTCCGCTTCTTTAAAAACAAATTCGTTCATCAAGATAAGGCTCGATTTGTTTTGTTCCTCGCTACTGCAATCGCCATCCTTTTCGAACTTGTAAGATTCGTTTTGGGAGATTCTATTTCTGAACTCGGATACTATGCTGCAATTCTCCTTCTGAACTTTTGTTTCACGACCACGTTTTACGAAATCCTAATGAAGCGAGTTTTCGAAGCAATCAATTACGCGCACTCCTCACAAGTTCAATCCGAAGAACAACCGGATTAATTAAAGTTGGTAAGGACATGACGACTATCCCTGCAATTCGAGAACGCGGTTTTTTCCTCTACGCGATTTCCGGATCCGGATCTTCTTTCAATGCAGTTGCAAAACAACTTCGATTAGAGTTTGGAACGAAAACGACCGCGAAGACAGTTCAAGAATGGGCGGAGGAAGAAGACAAGGACGGCCTGACCTGGAAAAAGAAACGAGAACGTCTCGTAGTCAGAGCAGAAAAGCGCGTTGAGGTGATTGCCGAAAATCGACTCGTTGAGATCAAAAGCAGGACAAAAAACATCGTTGATACTTTGTATAAAATGCTTACGGATAAAAAGGCCCCGGGACTTACGAGCTTTGAAAATGCTGTATATGCGTTTAAAAACATTTCTGAATACGAACTCAAACTCGAAAGAATGGAAGGCGATCGCTTACACCCGCTCGTGATCGTAAACGCAATTTTCGAAGTGCTTCAAGAATGCCCGCCGGTTGCACAAGCGATTCAAGAAAATTGGGATAAGAGTATAGCCACTCGAATTCACGAAAAAATCGGATCTCTCAAAGTGTGAAGTATGTCCGTTGACCGTGAAATTTTAGAGTCGATCCGAGAAGCAGGAACAAAGCGATTCGCAAAAGTCAAAAAAGAAGACCGTGTCCTTTATGGAAAAGAGAATGGTCGCAAAAATCTGATTCCCTTTGCTCGCTACATTGATCCTAAGTTTGAAGATCCGTGGCACATTCATTCGATTGCGGACATGCTCGAACGAATGGAACAACGTGAAATTCGACGCGGCATCATCAATGTGCCTCCACGTCGAGGCAAGTCTCAACTTTGCACCCGACTCTTTCCGTCATGGTATATCGGAAGAAATCCAGATCACAACGTAATCATTTCATCTTATTCAGATTCCAAAGCGGCCCGATTTGGAAGGTGGGTTCGTGACTGTGTTGAGTCTCCCAGATTTGCACAAATCTTTCCGGATGTAAAAGTTCGATCTGATTTCCGCGCGTCTTCAGAATGGGAGACGAGTCATGGAGGGCTCGTAATTAGTAAGAGTCTACGTGGAGGTATCACTGGAGAAGGCGCAGACCTTTTTATCATTGATGACCCTTACAAAAACATGGAAGAAGCCACTTCGGAAACCATTTCTGAAAAGGTTATTGAGAACTATTTGTCTGTCGCTGAAACAAGACTTTCTCCGAATGGGATCATTCTCATCGTTCATACACGTTGGACCCGTCGTGATCTGACCGGATATTTGCTGGGTGATGAATGGGACAAATTATTAGCGGTTTAAGGATTTAAAAATGAAAATTGTTAAACCGACTGAATTCAAAGACTGGCATGTTCTAAGACTTCCCGCGATTCTTGAGGATGGTTCTTCTTTATGGCCTGAAAAGTTTCCGATCGAGAATGTTCAAAAGACTCGTGCAATGCTGGGAGAAACTCGTTTCAGCGGTCTTTATCAACAAATCCCGATGGATACGGTCGAGCGGATGTTTCCCGATCCGATCACGGGAGAACCTCCTGGTAAGATCAAGACGTTCGCGTTCTGGGATCCTGCCTTTCGTAGTGCGGAAAAGAAAAAAGACTTCAACAGTTTTGCCGCAGGTGGCCCTGAACAAAAACTCTTCTATCTCCTCGCAGGAGAAATTTGGCGTTCAGGACTTCGAGAATCCTATGACAAGGTTGAGAAACTCTGTAAGCAATTAAGCATCAGTATGCTCTTCATTGAAAAAAATAAAGGTGAAGATGCTCTCGAAATTGAAATGCAACGCAGAGGAATCCCGTGTAAAGGAATTATAAGCTCTGGGAACAAGGACTTTCGAATTCAACAACATGTTCGAATGGTTTGGGATCTATTACGCTTCTCGAAGAATGTAAGCCAGGCTTTTCTTAAACAAGTAATCATGTATTCGATTCTTGCGTTACACGATGATGCACCCGACTGTCTGGCTGGACTCCTGAAAGAATGCAAGTTTGGCCCGAACGCGGAAGGAATGAAAAACCGAATCGGATTTTTTGAAATGCTTTTGAACGAAGGGAGATGGTAAATGGCCCGCAAACGTCGCAGTTATTATAAGAACTTAGGAATCGATACATCCGTCAGAGTCGCAAAGTTAGACGCCTCGGAATCCGTTGCCCGGCTCGATACACTGATGCACATGGCATCCGGTAAAGGTATCATAGGAAGAGATAAACTACGAGGGGTTACACCGAATCCCGAACGGATTTCCCCAAGCACTGCACGCGCCCTTTATGAATCAAACGGTTTCCTCGCCAACATAGTCGATTCCGTCGCGGAAGACGCAACAAGGGCTTGGATCGAAATCGAAACGAATCGAGATAAGAACGATCCGGATTCAGGTAGAAAAGGTCTGAACATTTCCAGGATCTTGATGAATGAAATGGAGGAGTTCAAGCTTCAAGAGAAAATCACGGAACATATTCAAGGTTCTCGAATGAATCACGGAGGTTCTCTCCTGTTCTGGGGAATTAAATCGGATATTCCACAAACCGATTATATGCTTCGTCAACCGATGCCGGAGCCGATTCGGAATCTTGAATTCATTAACGTCATCGATGCGAGTCGCTTTTCCGTCAGGAGAAAAACGAGCGATCCGCTTTCTAAGTTCTATAACGAGCCGATTTGTTCTGTATCTGGCGTAGAATTAGACTCCACCCGAGCGCACTGGTTGGTCAACAGCTGGAACTGGGATTCTCAACGTGGAATTTCTTTAGTCGAAAAAGTCCATGACGGCATCGTTGCAATTGATACTGCGCTTTGGTCCACAACGTGTCTGATTTTCGAGATGGCCGTTAAGGTGCTTACCAGCGACAAGCTGGACTCTGTTTCTCCCGCAAAGACGATGGAGTTCCTTCGATTGTTGAGACATACTCTATCCACTCAGTCAACGGCGATTCTTGGAAAAGATGAAACACTAACTCGTCTGGGCAGTTCAGGAATATCCGATTCACAACTCGAAACACTTTTTTCATTCATTTTTAAAGTTTTATCAGGTCTCTCAAAGATACCTATTTCAAAAATATTAGGACGAACACAATCCGTAATCAATATCGGTAATAGCGACCCATCGGACGACGTAAGTTACTTCGAGGACGTTTCTCGTTTTCAAGAACTGAAAGTTCGTCCCATCATAGACCAATTTATCAAATTAAGAATACGATCCACCGAAGGACAGATTTACAAACTTCTAAACGGCGATTTTGCTTCTCTCGATTGGAAGTTTAAATTTAAGACGTTGTGTAAATCTTCTCCTACGTCCGAGGCAGATACAAATCTGAAAAACGCTCAAGCGGATCAAATCTATGTAACAATCGGTTCCCTTTCACCTGAGGAGGTTAAGCAAAAGAGATTCCCTGAAATGGAAAATTTCGATTACTCTCAAGATGATGGCGGCCATTTAGATTTTACCGAACCGGATCTTTCAAACCCTGAAGAATCGAATTCCACTATTCAACAGTAATTTCGAATGTTCCAAAAATCGAATAAAAGGCCATTTTCCGCGCTTTTGGGCCCAAAGGTGTATCTTTGGGTATCTCCCTGTTTGCTGAACAATGCTGAACCTGTTTTATTTCAAAACACAAATACGTCATTTCCCGTCTTAAACGCATTTTCCCAACGTTCGCAAAAAAAGGGGAAAAAACTGTGTATCCTCTAAGTTTAGAACTCCAATACGCAAGACTTTGGAGAGAGGAAGTTTCTCGTTTTGCCAAACAAGTAAACTCCACAATCTTGAAAGGAGTTCAAGCTTATTCGAAAGAGGCCCGTGCTGATAGTTATTTTTTTGAACCCGTTGTTCGACTGGATGTTTCTGATCTTAGAGTTTTACTGGGCCAACTGAAAAATCAATATGGGGACTTTGCCCCTCGAAAAGAATTCGAGTCTCAGATAAAACGAAACGTTGAGCACATTGACGCGTGGTCTCGGGACAAGACAAACGAGTTCGTTAAAAAACAATATAACAGTATGAACTCCCCGCCGATGGCTGGAGTTATCGGCGGAGACCGATCCGCGTTTCGAGTTCCTGGAATTCCTATTTCTCAAAAAGAGTCTGGGGAAATTTGGGACCGGGTCAATCAGATGATAAAGGAGCAATCGAGTCTTGCCTCCAACGCTTTCCGAGAACATTTTGATCGGGTTCAAAAGATTGTTACGGATGGACTCTCGAAGGGATTAAAATACCAAAACATCGCCTCCCAAATTCAAAACGCTACCGGAATTTCAGAACGTCGAGCCGAGTTTTGGGCTAAAGACCAAACCGGTAAGTTTTTCAGTCAGCAAAATAAACTCAGACAAGCGAATGCCGGATTCCCCGGCTTCATTTGGAGAACACAAAAAGATTCTAAGGTTAGAGATTCCCACTCGCATGTCGCGGATAAATTTTATAAGTGGGGAGAGCTTCCGTTTGTGAATCGTAAAGGAGCTTTGCCTGCTCGCCTTGCTCCCGGTGATGATTATCGTTGTCGGTGTTGGGCTGAACCATCTTGGGGACCAGACAACAAAAAACAAGCTCCGAAAACCCCAGTTTCAATTCCGAAAATTATTCTTCCGCCGCGACCGACTCAAACAATTGTTCCTATATCGCAATCTTTAAGTCTGAATCTTCCCGATCCAACGATTCAAGCAAGCGTTCAAAAAACGATTTCCGATTTGGATTCATTCCTAAAATTTCCGAAGGATCGAGCAGGCATTAGTGTTAATTATTTGAGTGGCTCCATGTTGAAGAAAAATATCGCCGGTCTGTTTAATCCAAATCTAAATCGGATTGAGTTGAATGGTTCCCACGCATTCAAAGATACTTATCAGTCAACATTCGTTCATGAGTTCGGACACATGATCGATTACAGTTGGATCGGTCAACCAGGTAGGTATGAAAGCACTTCGACAGAGCTATCTGGATTCAAGTCCGCTGTTGAAAATACAGAGTTATACAAACGTCTTAAAAAGATTGGAATGACTGGTAAAATTATGTTGCACGGAAGCCAAACCGTTTTGTTAAATCAGAGTCAGAGAAAATTGATTCCTTATTTGATTTCTCAAGAAGAGCTTTTTGCTCGTGCCATCGAGCTTTGGACTGCAAAAAAAACAAACTCGAAAAATCTCATTGCACAGATTCAAAAAAAAGGTAACATGAATTTTGTGAACCACTACTGGGATGAAGCGGATTTTGAAACTGTAAACTCTGCCTTAGATAATATCTTTGGTAAAATGGGATATTTAAAATGAAGCGAGTCTCAGATATACTCAGAACTCTTACAAATGAACAGGCCGCTGAACTCTATTTCATGTTAGGAGATCCTTCCGCCCCCAGAAATGAAGTCGTCGCGGCTATCATGAAAGTCAAAAATGTTTCTGAAAACGAAGCTCAAGATATTTTTGATTTTAATCTCTCCATGTTTTCTCAAATGGAATCAGACTTAGATTCCAGAAAATGATTCTTTCTAAAAATCCTTTCTAACAAACGAACGGAAATTGCGGCCCTTATAGGGACCTGGTGACCTTGTTCCAAAGCGATAGGTGCGTTATGATCCTATCTCGTGAAACCGGAATTAGGAATTCGTTACGATTCTGCAACCATCGAGCTGGAAGGACTCATAGAAGATGAAGCCGTTCTGCGGTGTCCTCTTGTCCTCGCTCGTGCCGGTGTATTCCAATACGTTTACCCTGACGGAAGGATTGTTCGAGAAGCAAAACTACCGGAAGAGTTATTCTCTCCGGAAACTCTCGCGTCTATACCGGGGCGACCCATTACTAAAAATCATCCTCCTATTGCTGACAACGACGGACTGATCAACGATACGAACTATTCAAAATATGCAAAAGGTTCCCTCGGTGATTCCGTTGAGGTGAAGGATAACAAAGAGATTTGGGTTAAGGAAACGATTTGGGACGCAGAACTGAAAGACTCTTTGAAACGAGGTGAGAAGCGTCAAATATCACCTGGATTTCGCTCCCGTCTGGATTGGACACCGGGCGTTTTTGAAGGTCAAGAATACGATGTTGTTCAGAGAGATATTCGATTCAATCACTCTGCTCATGTTGATAAAGGTCGCGCAGGTGATTCTGTTCGCGTCTACTTAGATCATGCTGAACTTCCGGATAATATGTCAATGGCCGTCATGATGACGGATAATCAAAAAGGAGAAAACATGTCTGATAAACGAGACCTTATAAAAGATTTTCGTAATTTTCTAAAGAACTCAGGAGTTGCTCGGAATGATTCCGAACCTTCTCAAGGTCAGCCCGAGTCTGCCCCTACGAAAGACGATAAGCCAACACCTTCCCAAGAAACGGATAAGACAAAAGACGATCTGATCAAATCCCTGTCCACACAAGTTGCAACCTTAACCGAAGCTCTTGCGGAAATGAAAAAACTTCTGGCTTCCGCAATGGCACCGGCAACTCAAGATTCGATTGCTCAAAACCGGATAAAGTTGATCGAGACGGTTAAGTCAATCAAACCGAACGCGAAGACAGACGGTGTTTCTGCAAGAGATCTAAAAGGAATAGTCATTAACGAATCTTTTCCAACTGCAAAGTTAGATTCAATTGACGATCAGGAATTGGATATTCGTTACGAATCCGCCGTGGAACTCGCACGGGAAAAAGCTCTTATCCGTTCTGGAGCAAACAACAATCAAGAGAGAGGTGAACCGAGACAGGACACCGATGACTTGAAAAAAATTCAAGCCGACAGGTTGAGCCTGAACACAAAAGGAGATAAATAAAAATGATATTCAATGTTTTGTTAATTTTTCTAACCTTATTTTCAGCTGCAGGTTTCGGAATTTCATATTTCGATTTGGAACCTGTTGAATTCGTAAAAGCGTATTTCCCGTTTGGTGGAACCGCGTTATGCGCGCTCATTGGCGCATCCGTTCCGGACGGAGGATTGTATAACGAAAAGCCGGGAATATTCGGAACCACATCCAGAGATTCCACCGATCAGCGGAAGCGCGGCAGTGTTGTGTCTGTTGGTAAGCTACCGTTTGGTTCTGCTGTTATGCTCGTGGCTGGCGGTGAAGGAATTTCGGTAGTTAGTGCTGACGCTGTTCAAGATACCAAAGACATCGGCGTAGGAAGTTCAGGAATCAGAGTAACGACTCGTTCACCAGAAGTTTGGGCCTTGATTGCAATCGTGAATTCAGGGACAAACAACGCCTCGTTAGGTGTATCCGTTGTAGGTCAAGGAACACAAGACGATCCCTATCGAATTACAATCAATGCGGCAACGAACGGTTCGGCTGTAATTACCTCAACAGCTTCACAAATCAAGTCGGCCTTGGAAGCAGATACTACAATCAACAGTATTGTCTCCATTGAATTACTTGCTGACGGCTCTGGTATAGTGTCGGCTATCGCGATGACTGAACTTACAAAGATAGCTTCTGATTTACGATTTGATGGCGTAACTTCATTTTCCTCCTCCGCCGGAGATCTTGACAATCTTTCCTATGCAGATGGTGAACTTTGCACCTTGATCGAGAAGGGGTTTGTTTGGGTTCCTTGTGAGGAAGCAACCAACGAATTCGATCCGGTTCGAGTTCGTGTCGTGAAAGAAGGCAACTTCGTTGCCGGTTCATTTAGAAAGACTGCACTTCCTGGCAAAACCGCCCTTATCACTGGGGTTAAATTTGTATCTAAACAAGAAGCTGGAATCGCAGAGCTCAATCTTGCGTCCGGTTTTTACACGATCACATTGGATAACTAAGGAGATCACAATGCCTCAAGCACAAGCAATTTTTAGAAAAGAAGACTCGGAGTATATTCAAAAGCGAATTATCACTCCTCGCACGAACGAACTTGTAGCGAGATCGATCTTTAGCGTGAATACGGACACTCCTTCCTATGCTCATAGTTATACTGTGGAGCACGTAGAAAATACAGGTTCCGCACGAGTTAGAGAATCCGGAGTTGAATCCGATGATATGCCGTTTGTTGGAGAAAAGGCAGGTAGTCAAGGAGACAAACTTTTTGTCATCGAAGCAGGATTTCGAATCACGCAAGACGATTTGGATCAAGCGGAAGCTCGCAGACAATCCGGACGAGGAAGCGAATATCCGATTCGTGATCGGCGTCTGGATGAGACGAGACGATTCATTGCCGAACAAGAAAATCGAATCGTTTTTCACGGTTTGACGGTCGGTGGAAAACGAGTTAAGCAAGGGCTTTTCAACTGGAACGGTATTCTTTCTGATATGGTGGCCGCAAACGGTTCGGGTTCCGGAAACGAAAAGTATCTACTTAAGAACAAAGATCCCGATAAGATTCTTCTGGATCTGATCGACGCAAAAGCACAGCTGGAAGGTTCCGGAAAATTCAAAGCCGCCGGGTGCTTAATTGATGACGAAGACTATATGTGGTTACTTCGTCCGATGCCACTTCAAAACAGCATGACTACACTTCAGTGGCTTCTCAGCAATAAAGAGGTGATGTTCCCAAGAGGGTTCATTCGAACCAAAGATCTGTCCGCTAAGGTTTTAAAAAAGAAAGTCGGTAGCGACTACGTCGGTGGATTTTGTTTGTTCGATGACTCTCCTGATGTTGCCGAGCTTATCATTGCCAACGACTTGGAAGTTAGAGAAACTCCTTGGGACGACTACAACGGAAACATGAAGGTGAAAGCAATCGAAAAGATCGGTGGAATTCACGTATATAATCCTAAAGGAATCGTAATGCGTTACGGAACCAATACGGTTAATATTGTATAAGGATCTAACACAATGAGAGCAAGCATAGCCGAACTTAAGGACTACGTTGGCGATCCGATCGCTGAGGTTTCAGACGGAACTCTCCGTTTGTATCTCGACGAGGCCGCTGACAGTGTGGTCGACAACACGGGACTTCAGGAATCACATCCGAGGTTCAATGTATTGCACCGATCTTATGCGGCTGTCTTGCTCTTCAATAATGGTCAGATGAAAAATGAAGTCATGGCAGAATCCGTAGATGGAGTATCTCGTAACTATGATACGAATATATTCCCTTCTATGCAAGTATCGTGGTTAGACATGTATAACAAAAAACGAACCGAAATCCTCGGGTTTAAAGGAAGACTCGGATAATGCCTACGGTCATCGAAGACAATACAAACCTGGATGAACTCATCAAAGGTTTGGAATACATCGAGTCTTCAACGATAACCGTCGGACTTGTTGGTTCTGTCGATAGCGATTTGCTTGTGATTGCCGGAGCGCACGAGTTTGGAGCTGTGATCAGACCTAAAAATTCTAAATGGCTTACGATTCCACTTCATCCTGAATTGAAAGGAAAAAGTCCTCGTAGTATTCCTGGACTCAAATTCATTCCACCTCGAAAGGGCAAGTCTGCATTTTTAGCAAAGGTCGAAGGCGGAAAGCTCGAACCGATGTTCGTTCTCACGAAAAAGGTAGTCATTCCGGAACGTTCTTGGCTTCGCGGAACTTTTGATTTGCAGTCCTTCCAAAATGCAGTTATGGAAGAATTCGAAAAGGGAATATATGATTTCTTGAATGGAGAACTGGAAGCGGAACAAGTCCTGCATCGAGTCGGGCTCAGAGCGGTTTCCGAAATCAAAAATCGGATCGTAAATAACGATCCTCCGTTTTCAGCTCTCTCTGGATTGACTTCCAGCCTGAAAGGAAACACAAAGCCATTGCGAGATGAATTAAGATTCTTTAATGCGATCAATTACGAAATCAATGGGAAGGTGGCCGCATGAGTCTGACAGGTGTCGCCGATTCTCTCAAACCGTTTATCAGACCGGTCAAGTATTTCAAGAAGTTATCCAAATCGAAAAACGCAAAGGGTGAAGCGGTAACTGAATACGCACCAAGCATCGATATGGACATGCCGGTAACGACAGTCAGCACGAGACAGTTGATCGCAATGTCGGAAGGATTGTATACTTCGGAAGATCGGAATTTCTATCAGCTTGGAAATGCTCTTCCAATTGATTACGAAGACAAGTTCGAATTCAACGGAGTAAGATACGTAGTAACGATGATAAAAGATATGACCTTTGAAGCTGGATTCATTCGTTACGTCTGCAAAAAGGAAATTCGTAAATTATGAAATTCGAAGATATAAGATCCGTGATGGATAAACTTCAGTCAGTCCTTGAAGGATCTTATTCCGGAATCAAAGTTGAACTGGCTGATCAAGATTTGGAAACTCCTGTTTATCCATTCGGGACATACAAAATTCTCGTTTTGAATCAGGACGCAACTAAGAGCGCGTCTTCATGGATAGAGGCAACCAGCCCGGAAGATTTCAAGCAGATCATTCGGAAAAATCAACACGCGTCGATCAGTCTCGCGTTTCTTCATAACTCATCGATTGCAACTTGTTTCGATCTTTGTGAAAGATCGATGGACTGGTTTGATTCGATTCAAGGGATGACAGAATGCGAAAAGTTCGGAATTACACCGCAACTTGTTTCCGGTGATGTTCAGGACCGGACCACTGTTTTAGAAACTACACAATACGAATACAAGGCGGGCTTTGACGTATTATTCAAGGCCAGGAAGTTCAACGAAACACACGGAAAAACAACAGCAACCGCGCCGTCGGTTGAATTCCAGGAGGAAGCATGAGCACACAAACAATTTCTAAAATCGATCCGATCCAGATCAATATTTTCTTGCGGAACACTCCGGTTTCTCAAATGGGATTCGGACTTCCTCTCATTCTCGGAGTTAAAGCTCCGACATACTTTCTTCAAATTGGAAGTGGTTCGAGTGGGCTTATCTGGAAATTGGTAACACCGGGAATTGCATTTGTCCAAGTAAAATACATCGTTTCCGGAAACAATACGGCTCTGAGTGTCGTTCGTTCCGGAACCGGAACTGAGAATGATCCGTTTGTGATTACGGTCAACGTTGCAACGAACGGAACCGGAATCGCAACATCCACCGCGCATCAAATCAAGCTCGCGGCGGAAGCGGTTTCGAATATCGCAGGCGCTACTAAGATCGTGGATGTCATCGAGGTTGCGAATATAGGAAGTGGTGTCGTTTCTGCATTTACTCAAGCCGCTTTGGGTTATGAGCGATATATGGAAATCACTTCCGCAGACGATCTTTTGGAACTTGGATTTCTTTCCTCCGATAAAGAATACATCCAAGCGACAAAAGTATTCCGGCAAACTCCGAGACCGAAAACAGTGGCGGTCTTTCTGCTTACTGCATGGGCTAACGCAGCCACGGAGATTGCAAATCTACGAAATACCGGAAAGGATGCTTGGTTTAAGACACTCGCGACCACTCACATTAAAAGTGAAATATATACGTTAGGTGACTACCTTGCTTCGATCGAAAAGATGTTCTTTGCTTGCACAGACGACATTACCGCGATTGTAGGAAGAAATTCGATCTGGGAATATATTACACTTCACAAAAATCCAGACTCGTTTCCGGAAGCCGCTTGGGTTGGAAATACGGCTCCTCGAAGGGTGGGATCGTATAACTACGCTTACTTGCCCTTGGACGGAGTTGAAAATTCCGGTTATACGAACTCTCAGACGAGTTCCATTTTTGCAGACAATGGAAATCTGGTCGTAGATTTCGGCGGAAGACAAGTTCCCTATCCAGGAATTTCAACCGGTAAGGTTTATGCGGACGTAGTGGAAAATCGAGTTTGGCTGAAAGCACGGCTCCGTGAAAACATCACGAGCCTCTTTCTGAACTCCGATGTAGTTCCGTATACCATCCAAGGAATTCAAATGATTGAGGCTCGGATGCGGGAAGTCTTCGCCCAAGCGGGTCGTCAAGGAATTATTGCGCCTGTCGAAACCGAAGCAGACAAGGCGCGCTCGGATCTCGGAGACTATCAATACAAGATCAACCTTCCGGAAACGATCGACGAAATTCCTACCAACGATCGAAACAATCGAATCCTTCCGAACATTACATTCTCGTGCCGTTTGAGAGGAGCGATCAACGAAGTCGACATCGACGGCGAATTAACCTAAGGAGAATTCAAGAATGAACGGAATTTGGGATCCAAAAAAATTAAACGTGAACTGCAACGGACGTGAAGTTTCCGGTTTAAGTCAGGCCGACGGGTTCTTCAAGATCGAGCCTGTCACCAAAGAATACATCATGTCTCAGGTAGGCATCAAAGGGGATTGGAACATCTCGGAAGTTTACGACGGAAGAGTAAAACTCACAATTGTCCTTATGGGAGACTCTCCCGAGAACGAATTCTTTTACGCAATGGGAGAAGGACGCCTTCCATGTGTGTTCACGATGAAAGACAAGTCCGACGGCGGGATGATTGGCTTCTCTGCACAAGGGAGAGTTTGGGAACGACCTACGATCGAACGCGGGAAAGAGTATAAGGATAGGACGTGGGTGTTCCTTCTTCCGGATTATAAAGGAGTTTTAACTGCATGAATAATGAAAATATCATAGTGAGAAATAACCGAGATCAGACTTCCCAAGCTTCCGGAAAAACTGAAAGTCAAAAAGTTGAATCGAAATCAGATACGATTCCGATGGAACCGATCCTTGTGGAAATCGATGACGACGCACGAGTCGCAACGATTCAATTTGTGGATGGAAGAAGTTACAAACTCCAACATCCAGGTAATCGAAAAGCTCTGCGTTGGAGACAGGAAGCGATTTCTCTAACAGAAGGACTGAACCAAGATAAACTTTTGGACAAGTTCTTCAAGTTCAGCGTAAAGCCGTTCGGTCACTCTTTCGAACCTACGTTAGACAACATAGAACCGAACCACGTGGAGGTATGGCTAAGAATAGCCAACCGATTTCTTAAGTGGGAGTTGGAATAACCGGTTCCCAAATTTTGAAGAAGTCCCTTCAATCGAAGAGTGGTTGAAGTGGATTGACTCCGAAGTCGATCGAGAAATGCAAATCTGGAAGCCTTTCGTTTTGGGTGCGGCACAATTTAGTCAAAAGGAAATCGAAGACGCGCCGACTGTTCTTTACGCGAAGATCATGGAGGTTGTGGATCGAAGAAAGAAAAGAGAAGCGGAAGAGAAGGCAGAGGAATTGAAGTTTTTGGCGAAGCTGATCAGAGGAGCCTGATTTTAATCGTATTCAAAAATTCGAATACATAAAGGAAAAGTAAGAATAAATGGCAGTCAGAGAACTCAACATAGCTCTTAAAACAAACCAAGGTGATGCTACGGACGCTTTGAAAGAGTATAAGGAAGAATTGAATTCTGTGAAAAAACAATTCTCTGATCTTGGTGGTTCTCTTGATTTGTTCACAGATTCTCAGGCTGCCGCTTTTAAAGAGTTTGGTGAATCCATTGGAGACAGCCTTGCCGGGAAAGCTGATCCCGCAATCTCCGAACTCGCAAAGAAGTTCAAAACTACAGAATCAAACATAGAGCGTTTGATTTCAAAATCTCGTGAAGATTTAAAACTGGATTCGGAACTGATCGCAACCGCAAAGGCCGCAGGACTCACAGACAAAGAACTCGAAAAGCTCAATCAGGAAATGTCTGATACGGCGAATAGTGCGGGTTCCCTCTCCGGAATGCTCAAGCAAGTTGCGGCGATCGGTATCGCTTTTGCCGTTGGATCTTTTGCAACCGCATCTATTGAAGCGGCCACTGCATTAGAAAAACAGAATGGAATCTTGCAAACTCTTTCCGGTTCCCAGTATCCAAAACTACAATCCGCGATCACACAAACAATTCAAGATTCGAAAGGACTCGCTTCTGAAGGGAGCCTTTCCCAGGTTGCGAATGACGCAATGAAAGCCGGAATGTCGGTTAATTTCATTTCTAAAAATCTCTCAGGACTTCAGCAAGTCGCGGAAGTAACTGGTTCCGATTTGTCCGCCTCCATGACCGAAGCGTATCAAGCAATTCAAACCGGGTCCGACGATTTTTTAAAAAAGAACGGTGCACTCTTCTCTTCCTATACAAAAGAATTCAATCAAATCAACAACTCTGCAATGACGGAAGTCTCGAAACGTCTTGCACGAGAAAAACTGATTTCCACCGCACTCAAAGAAAATTCAGCCCTACAAGATGCGTATGGTTCCCATTTAAAATCAGCATCCGCGATCTTTCAAGCATACAATCAACGGATGGGAGATTTGAAAGAGTTATTTGGAAAAGTGCTTCTCGAAGGTATGAAGCCGTTTCTTGCTACGTTCGTTAGTATATTAGAATATTTTACTGTTGGAGAGGACGCACTCAATCGAGTAAAAGGAGCATTGATAATCTTTGGTTCGGTGTTTGCTGGCGTTTTGGTTGCGATTGCCGCGAAAATGGTTGTGGCTGCCTCGGCAACCGCTGGAGGAATGATTCCCGCTCTCTACGGAATGGCTGTGGCTGGTTGGTCGGCAATTGCTCCATGGATTCCTTTCATTGCGTTAGGTGCGGCTGTTGCCGCAACAATCGCCGCTATCGTTTTGATCGTTGACGACCTCCTTGTTTGGATGGACGGAGGCGAATCAATTATCGGGGATTTCCTCGGTCCATTCAAAGATTTTGATATTAAAAAACTATTTGGACAAGCCTTTGACTATCTGATCAATCTCGCAAAAAAATACGGAAAGTTTCTCATTATGGCTCTCTTTCCAATTAGCACTTTGTATTTTTACTTTGATGAAATCGTTGAATGGTTTAAATCACTTCCTGAGATTATAGAAAATCTATTTAAAGACATCGGCCCAAAGATTAAAGAAGCATTTTCCGGGATCTTTCCTTCTGGTGTCTTCAATTTTGGAACACCTGGGAAGGCGGATAACGTTACAAAAGTTCACGATGCAATCATCACAAAAACCGGCAAGGTAATCCACACAGATCCGGACGACAACCTCGTTGCCGTAAAGGACTTAGGATCACTCGGAAGATCCAAATCTTCCGGAGGAATCTCGGTTAATATCGCAAACGTTACATTAGGTGCGGGATCTCCTCAGGAAAACGCGACGATCTTTGCAAAGTATTTGGAAAAAGAATTAGAAAAAATAGCGATCAAGCTCGGCCTTTCTGCTGGGCTTTCTCCGGAGGCAATGTAATGGAAATCATCACGGGAAGAGACACAATTGCTCTAACGGACGGAGATACTGAAATCGAGATCAATGTATCTTTAGAAATTCAACATTCCTATCCTGCCGAAGTGACCGGACACCCGATTGAAAAAGAGAAAGGAAAAACATTGGTAACGGATCATGTAATTCCCGGCCAACGGGGAATTACGCTAAGTGCGATCCTTTCAAATTCTATCGCCATATTTTCTTTCCGTAAAGTGACTGTAGACGAAAAATTAGAAACGCTCATTCGTTGGCAAACAGATGGAACTTTTATTACGATGCTCGGTTATACAACCGGCGGGATTCTCACTAAAATCCTATCGATGCTTCCGTCTTTCTTTCGTTTTGTTCCGCCCGATGATCCTGACAAACGATACTTAGGTAGAACTATGGATGAAATTCCAAATCTTTTAATCGGAGACATTAGTTTTTCTGAATCTAAAGATATTGGAAATGATATTAGTATAACCTTATCTATTTATCCGGTTCAAATTGTAGAGGCGAAAACCAGAAATCTGAATGCAGTTAAGTCTATGGGCAAACAACCAATCAAAGAACATACCAGAGAGGGCAATCCAAATCCGGTTAAATCAAAGAGTTTTTTTAAAGCAGGAATTCCAGGTAAATAGAAAATGCTTTCACTTAAATACTTACCTTTTTCCTCTGAAACGTTCCCGGTTCGTTATGAATACGAAATCGATGGAAAGGATTTCGAGTTTGAATTCAACTACAATTCAGTTGGTGATTTTATTACGGTATTAGTTCGAGATTCGGAAGGTAAGATTCTATTTTCGACGAAACTTGTTTACGGAGTCCCTTTGAACCACTTCGTAGTCGATGGATTTCCAAACAATGTCAAACTCATCCCTTTGAATCTGGATGATCTATATAGAGACGAATTTGTCGAAATCTCTGTCAACAGAGACACGCTCGGATCTACGGTTCAAATTTATATTATTGAGAAAACGACATGATCGGAAATCCGAAGCTATACGGTCGTGTCGTTTCTTTGGAAATTCTTCCAAAGACAGGACTTGGAAAGGAGTTTGCCTATCCTCCGTTTGACATCGAATTCGAATCTGATTTAGAAAAGTTGAATATAACAAAAGTTTTAATCTATAATGCCAATGATGATACGATCGAAATGGTAGGAGCTAAAACTAAGGGACAAGGATTTCTATATCCTACTGCAATGTTAAGCGCAGGATACAAAGACGAAAACGGCCTGGTTGTAAGTGGTGAAGTGATTCTTCCCAAAATGAGACAGGAGGGTCCAAATAAAATTTTAGAATTCACTATCTCGGCAAACGCCGGTTCCTGGAATAGTTTTTATATCATGAAAACGTATAGTAAACTTCCTGCACAAACCGTAATCCTCGATATTTTGACTCAAGGTAATATCAAACCTGGATCTATAACATTAGGAGAAGATAAAGTCATCAATTTTAGCGCAACAAAGTCTTTAGGAGAATGTATAAAAAGTTTTTGTGAACTGACACACTCTCAATACTGGATGCAAGACGGACTTTTACACATTTCCCCGCTCGATCCTCCGAGTAAACCAAGCACGATTTTTTTAGACAATTCCTCTGGGCTGATCGGAGTTCCTGAGAAAAATCAAAAAACTTGGAAGATTACGAGCTTATTCCGTCACAAGTTCAAATTAAATCAGGTGATTGCCGTGAAAGGCGGAAGTTTAGATGGAGAATGCAGGATCGTAAAAGGAAAACATCGTTTCTCTACGTTCCAAACTACGAACTATACCGAGTTAGAGGTCCTTCCGTTATGATAACTTTGGATGAAGTGATTCTCAAAGCGATCAAAAAGCAACTCGCAAACATTCAGGTCGGTCTTTCTGGCACAATCGAATCGTTTAATCCGTCATCAATGACGGCTAACGTAAAAATTCTTTTCAAACAAAAAGACGGTCAAGGACAGGAAATTGATTTTCCGGTTCTTTCAAATATTCGAGTTGGAACGTTTTGGGCGGGCGATTTCTTTATAAAGCCGGACTACAAACGTGGGGATAAAGTTTGGGTCTCTTTCTCAACTCACGATACTTCCGACGCGGTTCGCGGATTAAGCGCTCCTGTTTCCGAATCTCTCTTTGATCTACAAAGTGCCTGTGTTGTATGTGGGTTTAAAGGCGAACTCGACGCACCGGCCACGACCGCAAATTTACCGGGTCTTCTCATCGGCCACAAACAAGGTAAATCTTTGATTCAACTCGAAGGCGATACGATAAAAATCCGAGGCGGCCTAATCGATCTTTCTGAATCGTCCGTATTAGGGGAAACTCTATCAGAACTTCTTAAAATGATTTTGGATGTGTTCATAAACAACGCGGCTTTGTTTACAACGAATACAGTTCCCGGCTCACCGGCGGGCCTTGCGGCGTCTATCGTGACTCAACTCAATTTGAGAAAGGCGGAAGTAGATCAGATTCTTTCAAGAAAGGTAATGATCGGATGAAAGGTTTGAAAATTGAAAATCGGGACATCGTTCGAGTCGACGGAAAGCCGGTCGTAATCGAAGGTTTAGAATATTACTCTCAAAGAATCAAACATTCTATTCGACTTACTCTCGGCGAATCATTTTATGAATCATTAACAGGTGTCGATTGGAATACAATTTTCTCAAGCAAAATTTCGAAAGATAGAGTTCTCTTCGAAATACAAAAAGTTTTGCAACGAGATCCGGAAACTGTTTCGGTAGAAAATATCGAAATAGTGGAAGAGCTTAGTAGTAACAGAAAATTGAATATTCGTTTTTCTGCAATCACTGTTTACGGTTTAGTCTCGGGAGAAGTATAATGTTTGGAGTCACAGAACAAGGATTCATTCGTAAATCCAGAGAAGAAATCATTTCCGACTTAGAGACAAAGTATAAAACTCAGTTTGGATCGGACATTGACCTTTCGATTCTGAGTGAAGACGGTGTTAGACTGAGAATTTTAGCAGACGAGTTAGACGAAATCTATAAACTCACTGAGGATGTATTCTATTCAAACTTTGCTCACACAGCGAAAGGAGTTTCTCTTGATAGAGTTCTCAATCCTCTTGGTTCAGAACGGCAACCTGCAAAGAGGGCAATCGTTGGTTTACGTTTTTCTGGAGTAAACGGCTCTTTTGTGAATATCGGAACGATCTGTCAAACTGGAAATGGTTTGCAATTTATTACGATCGAATCAGGAACCGTCTCCGGAGGAACGGTGTTACTCAACGCACAGGCTCTGAATCTTAACTACGGAATTTTGGGTAACGTTGCGGCGAATTCCATCACTACGATCAATACGGCGATAACCGGAATTGATACCGTTACGAATCCGGAACCTGGGCGAGAAGGAAGAGTGATCGAAACAGATTCAGAATATCTAAACCGATTCCTTGAAGAAGGAATCAATGGAGGAAGTTCCGCCGCAAATGTCCAAGGGGCACTGAATAATATTGAATCGGTTCTTTCTGCAAGAGTTTATGAGAACGTTACTGATTTCGTAGACGTTGAAGGTCGAAATCCTCATTCAATGGAAGCAGTCATCGAAGGCGGAACGCCGGCAGAAATAGGAGATTGTTTTTTAAAGAATTGGCCGGGTGGAATTGAATCGATAGGAACGTATACGACTACTCTGATAGATAACAAAGGAGTCCCTCGGACTTACTACTTCAATCGTCCGACGGACATTTCAATTTTTGTAAAGATAGACATTGTTCGCGATCTTTCGCTCTGGGAAACGGGTTCCGAATCCATCGTAAAAACGAATTGTATCAAAGTTGTCGGCGGTGTCGATACGATCGGACCGATTTCAATTTCATATAAAGGCGACGGAACTGGCGAAGATGTTTTCGCGTGGAAGTTGATCGCTTCTCAGAGCGGTCTTTCGGAATACGATTCGGTCAAGGTGCTTGGAATCAAATCTATGACGGTCAAGGTTGGCCTTTCGGCACCTGCAACGTTAGACGAACTTATTATTAGCAGCCGACAAAGAGCAAAACTCGTTACAGCAAACATACAGGTCAATTTCCTATGAAGACGATCGAAGATATACTTCAAAAATATCCGACATCGCTCTTTACCCGTGATTCAGATTCCGAAATTGGAAGGAAGTGGCAAGCGGACCTTGAATTGTTAAACGAAGTGCGTTCTGTATTAGAATCGATTAAAGGCACAACAGATTATAGAATTCAAAGTGGAACGATTCTCGACCTGATCGGTAAAAATCTCAAGCAACCTCGTAACGGCCTGGATGATTTCCGATTCCGAATTTTTCTTTCGATCGCCAGACAAAAGCAAAAATCGAAAGGCGACATCTTTTCAATGAACGAAATCGGTTCTCAGATTCTTGCGGGAACCGGAACATTATACGAAATTCAAGAGCTTTGCTATTCAGGCATTCCGATGTTCTTGGACGGCTCTCTAACTTTGAATGGAGAGTATCCTCTTTCTGGAAGTTCAAAAAGACCTGCTACGATTCGAGTTATATTCTCCGGTTCGATTGACTCTGTCGTAGTAAGTCCTGAATTTAACAAAGCGATCGCTCAAATTCGCGCCGGTGGCGTTCGTTCGATTATAAACTACCGTTTCGAAACTTCTACTTTGTCAGGAAGGCTTTACGGATTTGCTCTACGATCATCTATCTTAGACGGAACGTGGCCGCTCAACGGTTTTACGATTCTCTCCGGAAGCAATGTCGGAATTCAACCGTATGAAATCGCTTTTGGAACAGGTGGACTTCAATCCGGAATTCCACGGCCTCCTCAAGACACCGATACAGGTCTTCAAAACGAAGTTTTCAGAAAGCTTGTTGAAATTCAAAACAATCCAGAAGGAACGAGAAGCTTTAAAGCAACGATCAAGCAGTCGGAACTCATTGGACAAAGTATCAATGAAATCGGTCTCTTTGATGAGGATGGTGGTTTGCTCTTTGTCAAGACCTTTCCTTCAAAACCAAAAGACAATTTAATAGTTTATGATTTTATAATAAATGAGGAGTTCCTATGATCCAAATTTTAGTTAGAGAAACTACAATTGAAATCGCAGGCAAGGAAAAAGCACGGATCGAAATGCTTCCCGTGGCCGTCTTTTCAGATTTTTCGAATCTTCTACAATATTGTGAGAAGAAAGGTTTTCGAAAAACCGGGTCCGGACTTGAATCTGAGTTTTTTAGAGACATTGATTTGCGGGAAATTGCAGAACAAGTCAGATCTTATTTTAAGATCGAACAACCGTTTAAATTGCATGAACGTTTTGTAATATTTGAGCAGGAGTTAAAGTAAGAAAATGGCAGTATTTAATCCGACAAAAACACGCACTTGGTCTAAAAATACACCTGCGGACGGGGATTTGATTGACGACGAAATCGATCGATTATACGATAATGATCAGTATTCAAAAGATCGTATCGACGCAACTGATGCGAATATTTTGAATCTACTCATTCCTTTGGGAAGCATTATAGAAGACAATCTGAATATTGCACCTACTTCTATATTTAAAGAAGCGAATGCACAGTCTATTTCAAGAACTACTTTTTCAACTCTTTGGGATTTGGTTCATAAAACAGTAGCCGGAATTGTTCCAGCAACGGATCGAATCACTGTAAATGCCCACGGCTTCATCGAAGGGCAACTGGTGAAGTTTGCATTTACCGGCGGCGGAATCACTGGGCTTACTAATTATTATGTAAGAAATCCAACGACAAATGACTTTCAGATTTCTTTAACCGCAACCGGTTCCATTCTCGATCTCACTTCTTCTCAAACAGGGGATATTATTACAAATGTGGAATACGGATTTGGAGACGGGTCGACTACGTTTAACATTTCGGACCGTCGTGGGGTTTTTCCGCGTGGTGCCGGGGTGCACGGGACAAGAGCTAAAGCAGCGGGTGGGAATTATGATGGTGGTGCAATTGGATACGCGGGACAAGACAGGTTTCAGGGGTTTGTGATTAACGCGATTCAAAACGGTGGATCAGCGGTTTATCCGGGAAATGCTATAGGGACTGGTAATCCTTTGTATCCTGCTAGTGATGGCACTAATGGAACACCTAGGACCGGCAACGAAACAACTCCCGTTTATGTAGCGGTAAAATATAAAGTGAGGGTAGCATAATGAGCAATTATGTAATCGATAAATATTCTAAAAAGGTTATATGGATCAATCCAGATCCGAACCAGTTATCAGGAAAATCTGCTTGGTCAGATTTCAATTCAGAAACACACGAAATCGTTTACGCAATCCACTACAATCCGCAGTTAGGAGATCTGTTCAAAGCGGACGTTTTAGACGGAATTGCAAAGGACTTTGAACCGAAAAAGGTCTACAACACAAAAACGATGGCCGAGCGAGTTCTACAGAATTGGGAAGATGAAATCGATCCCGCAACGGAAACCGAGGATGAACCATTGAAAGATTCAAATGGGAATTTTTTGACTTATCAAAACTACACTGACTCTGGTTGGGTCGCCAATGATGAATTGACAAGAGAGGCACTTCTTGCAACAAACAGACATATTTTTAATTCACAAGTCGAATCTTACCACGGAAGAATTCAATATCGAAACACGACTTGGGATTCGGGAAGAAAATATCTGGAGAATATTCAAAAAACTTTATCTATTTATTCTAAACGAAAAATTCAAATACCGAAATGGAGAGACGCGAATAATATGTTTCATTCTCTCAATTCGGAGGAGTTATTGGAACTATCGGATCTCATAGAATTGGATCTTTTCAATGCGGGCCAGGCCCTATACTCTAAAAAATGGGCTACGGAAGAGAAGATCACTTCGATTCCGCAAGGGGGGACATTGGATTTGACGAAGATCTGGGATTAAGTAAAATCGTTCAGTTGCGTTTTGCGTGCGTTTTGGCGATTTTGAACGTGCGCGCAAACAGGATAAGTAAAATTTCTGAATTTTGGAATTTTTGATTTTTAGAATCCTTCCAAAAAGACTTTGCAGAACCTTTATTTATATTTTCATCAAAAGTAAGAAGCA